GAAATTCCCTGGGTTCAATCCCAATGCGACCAGGAAATCGTTGGGTTTTTCTCTCTGAAGATCTTTTTGTTTCGCTTGCGCTATCAACACAAGCAGGACACTGTAAGTCCAGCTGGCACAGCCACACCTGAACGTGGCCATTTACCTAGAATCGAGTTTGATACCTCTTTCTGGAAGAGATCTTTTGGGTTTGAAGGCAGGGTCTACCCGTGAGGGGATAAATGTAACTTCCTGCAATTTTCCAACTCGTGGTATTATAGGGACGTGAAGTCCGTCGCCACGCTCCTCTATGTAATTCTCGCAGCACCTGAAGCTCAAGTCCTCCAGGAGTAATGTTGTTGAGTGTTAGGAAGGATAGGTGGTTTCTCACAACCAATGGTGGTCATGCGGCCAAAGGTCTCCTCGGTATTAGAACGGCTGAGGTTACTGTCTGTCTTCCGCCATACTGCGTTCGTTGAGCTTGAGATGTCACTTAATTGTGACAAATCAACTATGCCGATTCTTGCCACTAGGATTGAAACCCTACGTGGACTCCTCTGGACTTAAGGATGGTTGGCATTTGTTAGTACAGTTCCACTGTACGTTTCAAACAATCTAATTGTTGAAAACAACAACCCA